CTTGGCGCTCAGGTGCGCATCGATAAATTTTCTCTAGTAGTTTAAATCTACTAGCGAAGTATCAACGATCCACTTAAGTTCAAGGAGTAACTCAAAGATCTCCTATTGGAGATATCGCAAGATTATCCAATAACGCTTGATTTTCCATCGCTTTTTGCAAAGAGGTGTACTCATCAAGGGTCATAGGACCTTGAATACCAAGATTGCTCTCGGTTACGACTATCTCGGGAACACCCTTAATCATAGGTCATAAAGACCCATAATTATAAAAAGAGTAAATTCCCACAGCTATTAATATTCCTAATCCTGCTGACCCTAACCATAAATGGATAGGAGGTGCATCGTTCTTACTAGTTACTAAAATAGTAACGGTCGGTTCGGAAACCACAGGATTAGTAATTTCAAGAAGGAAATAAATCATTCCTGAAAACAAAAATAGCTCGACTAATAGTACAATAAGAAACAACGATCAGTTAACTGATGATTTTAAGATTTTAAATCATACAGCAAAACTAAAAGTTGGCTTATCTACCTTTGAATCATTCAAAGAGTTGTTAAGTGAATTACGCTGACCTTCTAAATCACCTCGTTCTTTAGTAGGTACGTATTCAGATCCTCAATCAGACATAGTTACTAATGGACCTTGGTCCATAAAACTATCCCCATCTTCATCACTGGCCTCTCAAGGGTCAGATGGTAAAGTTTTAAGGGAATTGTCTGCTTTGGAGTTGAATTCGGATCACAATGGTTTAGTCAAATCTTGTCAAAGAGAGTAGATTTCTAAGAAATCCCGATAGGGCTTAGAGTCTTCTCTTTTAGACACCCAAAATTCCTCGGGTATAAGGGCAAGGACATCATCTAAAGCAAAGTAAGCCTCTAGACATAAATTGATTTTATCAGTGTCTCCACTGGAAAATCTAATGTCATAGAGGGAATCAGCAATATCATTATATAAAGTTTCGATAGGCTCAAAGTCTATACCCACTTTAACTTTTGATAAAGCTTCTTGCTCTGCTTTTCAACGATATCCATGACTAGAAGAGACGCTAAAAGATTCATCTCAAAAGTTTGAATCACCTCCTTTAGTTAAATCCGGGTCTAAAACCCCTTTTCAACTATAAGGAAAATTCTCACTTTCGATGTAATCCCCCCGGTCTCGACTAGTCACGATAGTAATAGGGTAATTCTTATCTAATGTTCTATCAATCTCATATAAAGAAGTAAAGTAATTATATTCTGCATCAAGGACCCTAGATATTTTATTATCCAAGGCCTCTCTGCATAATATAGAAACTAAACGAACTGAATATTCAGAAGGTTTATGGAACTCCTTTCAACTCAACTGGGTAAGTCACTCAAAATAAGTTGACTTTCCAATATGAGAGGAAGGATGGGATAACCAAACGAGTAAAACCCGTTTGCGAGATCCTAAATTGAAGAAGTAAGTATTAAAACTTTTCATCTTCGATTTAAAACCATAACCTAAGAAAGATAGAACCTGATTTAGAGACATCTCGTATTTACGAGCGAACTCTAAAATTAGAGAAGTACTAATAGAGGAAGCAACACATTCCTTAATCGGAAGCATGTTAGCTTGAGTATTATCAACAAAGAACTTCTTAGCAAACTCGATTACAAAGCGAGACCTAGCAATAATAGATTTTGCTAAACCCGCTTTTACACCGATTTTTGCCAAGAGTCTCTGGTATTGATCAATAACTCGACCTCCTATCACTACCCCATCATCACCTAAAACCCCATATCCCGTATATCAGACATGCTTTCCGTACGCCTTAAAATAGGCGTATTGCATCATAGCATGATGAGTTAAAGCAAGCATAGCTCAAGACGATAAAGCACCCATCGGCTGACCTACAGAGTAGTATATCCCAGATAAAAAATCTTTATGATTATACTGAGTAGCTACTAAGACATCTTTAGTCAATTGATAAGATCGCTTAGTTAAAAGACCCCGCCAGCTTTTTGCAAAGCTAGTGGAATCTTTAACTTTTCCTTCAAGGAGAACCTTTATAATGGTTTCCTGAAGGACTATAGGCAATCTATCAGTGGCTGCAGATAAATCTAAAGAA